GGACTGGACTTTGCTCGACGAGGACGGCAACGAGGTGCCGCCGCCGGATCTTGGCGTGACCGAGGAGGACGCGGCGGCGGTCCCTACTGGGCAGCCGGGGGAGAACGTCGCCCCGGCATAGTCGACGAGGTTCGCGGCTACGGCCCGCTGATGCTGCATGTCTACGGCGTCACTGAGGACACGATGATCGAGTCGTGGACGGTCGGCCAGTTCCGCGCCTACCGCGACTTCGCGCTCGAGCTGTTGAAGAACAGGACGGTGATGTGATGCCGGCGGGCGGGTATGTGATCACCAGCGACGACGTGAAGAACCTGGCGAAGGTGCTGCGTAAGGTCAGCCCCGAACTGGGCCGGGACATGCGCCGCGGCGTGCGCGAAGCCGCGAAGCCGGTGCTGACCGACATGAAGTCGACGATCGGCGGCAACGCCATGTCCGGCGGCGGCGGCGGTGTTCACGCCTACGACGGCCCGACGGGGCCGGGTGGCATCACGGCGAAGATGCAGAAGAACGTGCGTATCCGCATCTCCGGCGGCAAGGTCCGCATCTACGTCCCCGCTGCCGGCTCGATCGGCAAGATCGCGGCGTCGATCGACGCGGGCAAGTCGTGGCGGCACCCGGTGATGGGCAACCGCTACGCGTGGGTGTCGCAGACGGGCAGCGCCTCGGGCTGGTTCACGGACACGGCGGTGAAGCACTTCCCGCAGGTGTCGCGTGATGTGAAGGACGTTCTCGACGAGTTCGCGGCCAAGGTCGCGGCGATGGTTTAGGAAGGCGGGACGGTGGCAGGTACGCAACTGTTCTTCGACATTCTCGCCCGTGACCATGCGTCGGCGACGTTCAACAAGGTCGGCGCTGCCGCCGACGCGTTGGGCAAGCGCACGGATCGTGCGTCGCGTTCGCATCAGGCGTTCGGCAAGATGGTCCGCTGGACTGGTGGCATCCTGTCGGCGTACGGCGTCGGGCAGTACCTGAAGTCGAGCGTGCAGGAGTACGCGAAGGCAGAGGCGGCGCAGAACCGGCTGGGCAACTCGTACCGCCGGTTCCCGAAGATGCAGAACGCGACGTTGCAGTCGTTCAAGGATCTGAACAAGGAGCTGATGCTCCACACTCAGTTCGACGACGACGACGCTGCGGCGATGCAGGCGAACCTGGGACGGTTCAACCTCACCGGCAAGGAGATCCAGAAACTCACGCCGCTGGTCGCCGACCTGGCGCAGGTGCAGGGCACCGACCTTGTGACCGCCGGTTCGGCGATGGGCAAGGCGTTCCTCGGCAACACCCGCGCACTCAAGGCGTTGGGCATCTCGTACACGGCCACGGGCAACAAGGCCAAGGACTACCGCAACATCGTCGACCTGATCAACAAGAAGGTCGGCGGGGAGTCCACGAAGGCCAACCAGACCGCCGCCGTCAAGTTGAAGATGCTCGAGAACCAGTGGGGCGAGCTGAAGGAGACCGTCGGTCAGGCGGTGCTGCCGGCGTTCAACAAACTGGCGGCGGTTGCCGGTCCTGCGATCACGGACCTCGGCGAGGCTGTGGCGCGGAACATGCCGCAGATCGAGCAGACGTTCCAGGATGTGTGGCGTGCCGCGTCGAAGTTCGCCGGGGCACTCAAGGGCATCTGGGACGGCTTCTCATCGATGCCGCCGGATGTCCGCAACGTGCTGCTGACGTTGGCGGGCGGGACGTGGGCGTTCGGCAAGATCAAAGGCTCGGCGATCGGCAGCGGCATCGCGTCGATGTTCTCGGGGCTGAAGACGATCACCGCCGGGAATGTGACGGTGGTCGGTAAGACGGTGACGGGCACCCCCGGCGGCGGCAAGCCCGGTGGCCTACTCGGCAGCACCGGCGCTGCGATGTTCAGCGGCATGTTCACGCCAGTGCTGATCGGCACGATCGTGTCGGCGGTGGTGGCCGCTGGCGTGTACCAGGGGCTGAAGAACAAGTACGGCGTCGACACCAAAGAGGGCACCCGCGACTGGGTGAGCGAGACGCGTAACCGCAACCTCGGCCGCGGTTCCGACCGTGGCCTGGGCATGGGCTACCGCACCGAGCGTACGCAGATGAAGGACATTGCGGCTGCGGCGAAGGAGGCATCGGCGGCAGCGGGTACGCTGGCGACGCGTCTGCGGATGCTGCCGAAGCCTGCCCGCGAGGCTGCCAGTGAGGCGAACAAGGTCGCTGCGGCGATCAAGAAGGCAGCCGACGTCAAGTCGGTGAAGATCACGGTCAAGGGCGCCAAGCAGGCCGCCAACGACGCGATGGATGTCGCCAACAAACTCAAGCGCATCCAGAACCGCGACGCCCGTGTCACCGCCCGTGGCGCACGTCAGGCCGCCGCCGATGCGGTCAACGTCGCCAACAAGATCAAGGCGATTCCGAACGCCCGCCCGCAGATCACGGTGGAGAAGGCGCAGGCGGTCGCGGCTATCGCGCAGGTGACGGCGAACCTCGCCGCGGTGCAGTCGAAGACGATCTACCTCAACGTCGTCCGCAACGAGCAGGGCGGCAAGAACGCCTCGGGCGGTTACATCACCGGGCCTGGTACTGGCACCTCCGATTCGATCCCCGCGTGGCTGTCCAACGGCGAGTACGTCATCCGCGCCGCCGCTGTCCAGCGGTACGGCGTCAACACCTTCCACCGACTCAACGCCCTGAACTACGCCAAGGGCGGCGAGGTCAAGAAGGAACTGAAGCAGTCGAAGGCCGAGGCGGCGCGGCAGAACCGCATCGCCGCGCAGGCCGAGCGGCGTGGACTGTCCGACCTTGTCCTCACCTACCTCGGCGGCATGTCGAGCAAGGCGGCGCTGAAGGCGCTCGGCACGATGGGCAACGGCGCCCTCGCCAAGTCTGCCCGCCGCGCCAACGCTGTCGGCAGGTTGCAGGAGAAGCGGCAGGCGGCACGCGACGCGCAGCAGGCCGCAGCCGAGCAGGCAGCCGCCGACGCGCAGGCCGCCGCCGATGCTGCGGTTGCCGCCGCCGAGAAGGAACGGCAGGCGCAGGAGTCGGTGCGTGCCGCGATCGAGGAGACGGCGGCGTCGTACCGTTCGTTCGCGTCGATCGCCACCACCGAGGTCGGCGATGTGACCGCCGCGCAGGAGAAGTTGACGTCTGCCGAGGACGCTGTCGCTGCGGCACGGCGTAAGTTCGACCTGGCGGGCAACGACCGCGACCGGGCCGCCGCCGCGAAGGAACTGGCCGCCGCCGAGGCGAACCTGACGACGGCGCAGAAGGAGCGCAACGCGGTCAGCGACAAGCCGACGTCGGGCAGCATCCGCGCCAACATGGCCGGCAAGCTGACGAAACTCAAAGGCTTCGCCGCCGCCGTCAAGCAGTTGAAGGCTAACGGGCTGAACGCCACCACCCTCGCCGACATCCTGTCGATGGGGCCGGAGCAGGGTTACGACTACGCCAAGGCACTGCTCGACGGCGGCATCGGCGACCTGAACGCGCTACAGGCCGACATCACCGCCACCTCTGCCGATCTGGGGCTGTTCAGCGCCGGTGTCAACTCGGCGTCGGCGACGGCGGTCGGCTTGGCGAACGCTGCGGCGGGCGGCCTACGTCTGGATCTGGTGCCGGCGCCGGTGACGTTGAACCTCAACGGCCGGGAGATCGCCACGGCGCTGCTCGAGTACCAGCGACAGAACGGCGGCTGAGTCATGGGCGGATCTGTCGCACTCCCGCTGGTGGTTGAGGTGGCGTTCGGCGCGGAACCGCTGGACACCGGCACGCTGACGTGGACGGACATCAGTGCCTATGTGAAGCGCAGCGCAGGCATTGATTTTTCACGCGGTTGGGACACTGAGGCGGCCGAGCCGCTGGCGGGCCGTCTGACGTTCACCGTGAACAACGACGACGGCCGGTTCACCCCTGGTGAGACCGGGGCGTTCGGGGAGGTGCGGAACCGCCTGCCTGTGCGGGTGTCGCGTTCCGGCGTTGGTGTGTTGTGGACGGGGTTGGTGGAGTCGTGGCGGCAGTCGTGGGAGAACGGGGTCCGCTCACAGGTCGCCGTGACCTGCGTCGACCGTTGGGCGGCGATACGGCGGTTGAGGCTGGCGGCAGACCGCGTGGGGCTGGCCGCTAAGTCGTTCGCGGCGGACTACTTCTACCCGTTCACTGATCCCGACACGTCGTGGCGCGAAGTGTCGGATCTGTGGCCGCCTATCGAGAAGACGCTTGCTACCGCACCGATGGCGTTCCGCGTGCTGGAGCATCCTACCGATCCGGCCAAGTCTGTCGGCCGCATCAGCGCCGACGGGCTGACTGCCAGTTACACCTACCAGACCGGCGTCAAGTCTGACCAATGGAGCCTCGACGACGGTGTTACATTGGCGGTTGTTGTGAAGCCCGAGACGGGCCTGCCGAACACTAACGACGCGATCACTTGGGGCATTCACTGGGGCACTACCCCATTTATGCAGGTGGGTATTACCAAGCACTCTAGCGGCGATCTGCGCGCCGCAGGTCAGGTCTACGACGGTTCGACGAACAAGAGTGTCGTCGGGACGACCGCGCTGTCATCGGCCGCGTGGCACGTCGTCGTGCTCACGCTGAAGCGCGTGTCCACCACTGTGACGCTGACTGTGTATGCCGACGGGGTGCAGCATGTCACCGACACAGTCGTATTGGCGTCGGATCTGCCTGCCAGCAACTACTACATGCGGATCAATCCGAATGTGGCGGACCCATCCACAGCTGACGCCGGGGTCGGCGGCGCGTTCGCGCTGCGGCGGGATCTCTCGGCCGCAGACGCCGCGGCGCTGTCATCGCTGCTGGCGCAGTGGGCGGGGGATACCGCCGACGACCGCGCGGCACTTCTCGTCAAGTTTGCCGACCCCGCGCCGTCGCTGTCCACGACGGGAACGTTCACTTCGACCATGTCCAAGCAGGATCTGACCGACAAGTCGCTGGGCGATGCGCTGCTCGAATGCGCCACCGCCGAACGGGGCACCATCTACATGAGTCGTGACGGGTGGCCTGTCCTCACGTCGAGGTCGTGGCGGGTCGCCTCGGCGGTGGCGTTCACGATCCCCGCGAAGGCGTTGGCCGCCGACGTGACGTTCACCCTCGACGACCAGCAGCTGACGAACTCGGCGACCGTCGACCGGATGGTCGGCGAGGATGTTGCAGGGTCGACGACGGCACGCAACGAGACCAGCGTCGCCACCTACGGCGAGCAGAACAAGTCGTTGCAGGTGTGGGTCGACACCGACGCGCAACTGCTGGAGCGCGCCAACGCCGAGGCGAACATCGACGCTGTGGCGCAGCCCCGCTCGTCGGATCTGATGGTCGACATCCTGAGCAAGAACGCCACCATCGCCGCGGCGACACTGCTCGGCGCGGACATCGGCCAGCGCATCGCCGTGTCGGGGATGCCGGCCACCGCACCGGACCAGGACGAGTTCTACATCGACTCGATCGCCGACAGGGTGACGCACACCGGCTGGGAGCGCACGTTCACCGTGTCGACCCGTGCCGACTACTGGACGCTGCAGGACGCCACATACGGCCAGCTCGACAACGTGTTCGTACTGGCCTTCTAGAGAGGAACTGCTATGGGAACGTGGACGACAACGCCGCGCACATGGGTCGCCGGTGAGGTGCCGACCGCCACGCACTTCAACGGCAACCTGCGCGACTTCGGCCGCGCGTTCGCCGACGCGTGGACCTCGTACACGCCGACGCTGACCGCGTCCACGACGAACCCGACGAACTGGACACAGACCGGCTACTACATGCAGGCGGGCAAACTCGTCCACGTCAAGGTACAGCTTGCAGCGGGCGCGTCGATGACCGCAGGTTCGGGCACTTACCGGATCGCGCTGCCAGTGAACGCCAACACCACACTTACCGACACCAAGTTGCAGTCGTCAGTATTCCTGTACGACAGCAACACAGGCGGCGACCTGCGCCAGGTTCTCGGAGGTGACCCTGATCGCTTTGCAGCGGGTCACCTTGCGCCGGTACTCACCCGGCCAGATCGTCTCGCCCATCGTCTTGGTCTCCTGTCGTCGTGGCTTGTCGGGGCTCATTGGTGGCAGGGCGGCGGGGGGCCTTCGCAGGGGGGGGTTGCGTGGCACGCCCCGCCGCCCGGCCGGCGTCAACCGTCCGGCCAACTGGACGGGACGCCACCCGGCTGAAGGGAGGTAGCCGGGGGTTCGGGAAGCAGCCGGTTGGACCCGTCGGGCAGCAGACGGCCGATGGCTTCCCGGTCGGGGCAGGGCCAGGCGATCGGGATGCCGGCGGTCTGTGTGCAGGTCTGGCAGGTGAGCCCCTGGCTTGCCGCGTTGAACGTGTCGGGCCGGTGGCGTTCCACGATGAACGCCAGGGCGCTGGCCATCTGGGCGACGGTCTGCGGGGAGGTCATGCGGCCCGCCTGCTGGCGTAGTTGCGTACTGTCTGGTCTGTGATGCTGACCCCGGTGCGTGTCCACAGTGCCCGGGCGATGGCATCCCACGAGGCCCCGTCGGCCCGCATGGACTCGATCAGTGGCATCAGTGGCTCCCCCAGTTTCATCTCGATCAGCTGCTGCTTCGGTGTCATGTGGGGAAACCTAGTTCACGGTGTGCTGTTTTGGGTGAAGTGTTGCCGATATTGGCTGAAACTGTCCGCTATCGGGACAGAAACCGGGGCGTTTGATGCATTTCTTCCCCATGTATGTGCCGCGCAGTCGCTGTAGACACGACAAAGCCCCCCGCCGTCCCTTGTGAGGACTGCGGGGGGCTTGTCTTGTACGCACGTTGTACGTACAGCGGTCGGGGGGTGCGGATCGGGGCTCCCCGCCGACGTTGTTACCAGCCTGCGACTTCGTCGGCCCAGATCCAGCCGAGGTAGCGCAGACCCCAACGGGCCGCGACCTCGTCGGTGGGCACCATGCCGATCTTGCCGGATGCGGGGAGGTCGACACCCCACGACTTGCCGCGACCGTTGGCGACGGTGACATGGCCGTAGCCTTTGCTGCCGCCGGACCAGAACTGGAGCGCGCCGCGCGGGGCGTTCTTCGCGTTCTTACCTGAGTGCCGGTACTTGGCGGGTGTGCGGAACCAGCCGTCGACCGCGTTCCAGCCCGAGGCGCTGCGGCCGTGGGCGGCGGCGACGGAGTGGGCGCAGTGACCCAACCAGGCGATGCCGTACGGCGACTTCGTGGTGGCCTTGCGGTGCCACTCGCGCATCCGCTCGACGGCCTTCTGGCCCTGCTTGCGGCGGCCACGGTCGACGGCGACGCGGGTGCGTTTCTTGCCGACGTAGGTGGTGCCCTTCTGGCGTAGACGCTGACTCATCGCGTGACCTTTCAGTAGTCGTCGTTGGGGTCGGGCTGCTCGACGGGCGGCAGCAGCGACGGCGAGGTCGGGTCGCCCACGCCGGACGCAGCGACCGATGTGAGCAGCGAGATGAGCGCGGCGACAGCCGAGGCGAGCAGGGCCTCGCCCCAGGCGGCGGCGTCGGTGAACACGAACCCGGCGACGAGCACGGCGACGAGCGCCTGCGCGAAGGTGCGGACGGCACGCTCGGCGGCGTCGACCCAGAATGCGGTGGTTCTCATGGTTCCTCCTAATGTGTGAACAGGCGCTCGGCGACGAAGAACCCGAAGGTCAGCGACGCGACGATGGCGGACACGACGGCGACCCAGGTGGTCTTGGGGGCTTCGTGGCGTTCGATCTCGGACAGTTGCTGCTTGACACGCGCCATCGACGTCTCGACGTCGCGGACCCGCCGGTCGAGGTCGGTGACGGCGACCTGCATATGGGTCGCCAGTTCGACCATCGTGTCGATCTTGCCTTCGACGCGGGCCAGGGCGACGCGCCAGGACTCGGTGTGAGACTCGTCGGTCACGGCCTACTCCTCGACGGTTGCGGGGGCGACGATGGCGGTGACGGCGGCGAGGATGTTGGCGTCGGTGACGACGGCCTCGTCCTTGCCGGGGTTCGGCACGTCGGTGGCGACGGCGTACGAGTAGGCGTCGGCGATGGGGCCGTTGGCGACGATCCGCCAGATGTGCAGTTCGGCGAGCGCCGGCGGCTGCTCCGGCCCGTCGGTCTCCTGCGCGAAGCAGGCAGCGACGCGGGCTTTCAACTGCGGGTCGGCGGCGGCGGCGGCGATGGCGTTGTACGACACGGTTGTTCCTTTCGGTGGGGGCGGGGTTAGGCGGCCGATCAGGGTAGCGAGGTGGGCCAGGCTTCGGTGGTGTCCCATGTGATGCTGAACACGGCCTGCTTCGTGTTGTTGAGGGTGAACGTGGGGAGGATCTGGACACCGGCGGCGGCCGTGACCGCGACGCAGCCGACGTTGCCGCCCCAGGTGTTCATGACAGTCCCGGCGGCGTACGCTGAGCCGACCGGCTTGAATCCGGTCGGTGTGGCGTTGAGCACGGTCAGCCCCGAGGCGGGCATCGTTGCACCGCCGACCGTGTAGAGCGTGCAGACGTTCCCAATGCGGCGAAGGTTCAGCGTCCCCGACCAGCCTGCACCATCGATGGCGATGGCGCGCCGACCCGTGTCCGCTTCGGGGCCTGCGACCCACCCCGTGTTGCCGGTGCCGGTGGCCTTCACCCACCGAATCCAGCCTTTCACGTCGGTGGTGGCGTCGGTCTGCAACCACGTCGAGCCGGGGGCGGCGGTGACGACGCCTTCGGGGCTGCCGGTGCCGGACAGGTGGACGGCGCCGGAGGCGAACCCGTAGCCGCCGGATGCACCTGCTGGGAAGTTGAACCTGCCGGAAGTTGCCAACTTGGCGGCGGTGACGGCGGAGTCCTGGATGGCGGCGGTGTTGACACCGTTGGCGCCGGCGGTGGGCAGCGTCAGGTTGAGGACGGGGTCTTCAGCGGTGCCCGTGATCGTGGCCGCAGCCGTGCCCGTGGCGACCGTGCCGATCGTCAGCTCGGGGGTGGGCCCGGTCTCCCCGGTCAGGTCGACGGGCCGCACCGCGATGCGCGCCCCGGTGCCGGTGTCCAGCCAGTAGGCGTCCTTATCCCCGTCGACCCCGTAGAAGCGGATCCCGCCGTCGGCGTCCGAGGTCACCGAGGTGATCGCGTCGCCGTCCAGGTCGGTCAGGTCGGTGATCTGCGTGCCACCGGTGCGCGCCGTCCACACCGTGGCGGTGGCGCCTGCCACGACCCGGCCGGATTCGGTGAGGGTGAAGTCGGCAGAGGTGCAGCCGTACAGATTGCGGGCCATGGATGCTCCTTGTCAGGTGTGGATCAGGCGGCTTCGTAGTCGAATGAGTACTCGATGGTGACCGTGCCGGAGGTGACGAAGGTCGACATGTCCGAGCCGGTCAGGAATTTGTAGGTGACCAGCGAGTCGCCGTCCTCGGCCGTGCCGTGGGTCTGCCTGATCGGCTGGGCCACAGTGCCGTTCAGCTCGAGCTGGAAGTGTGCCAAGGTGCCGGTGACCGAGGAGTAGATCTGCATGATGCCGATGCGGGTGGAGCCGCTGGTGGCCGCCGGGGTGACCGGCAGGGACAGCCGGATGGTGCCGGCGCCGCCGTAGGTGAACCCGACGATGCGACCCCAGCCGCTGATCTTGTCGCCCACCCGGGTGTAGCGCCCGGTGCTCGAGTTCGCGGTGGGGTTGGCGCTGGACCCGGTGGCGGCCGGGCTCCAGTTGCCATAGATCCCATCGACGTAGGTCCGCTCGTCGGTGACGTTGCCCGCGGTGATCGTGGAGGCACCATTCGCGACGGCGACCTGGGCCAGGGTCAGCTCGTAGGTGCCGACGTCGGTCTGGGTGAGGCTGGGCGCCGACGGGGATCCGGCGGGGGTGCCCTGCACGACGGCCAGCACGATGCTGTTCGCCGAGGGGTCAAGGCGCAGGACCACCCGGTCGATGCGGGGATTGCCGGAGGCGTTGGCCGCGATGGCCACGGTCTCCTCGGCGGTGTTCTCGTACCAGTGCCCGCGCACGCAGGCCCGGCCGGTCTTCACCTTGACCTGCCGGCCGGAGGAGTCGCCGTACACCTCGAGCTTGTTGGCGTAGTCGGTCACCCCGGACTGCGCCCAGAAGCGGGCCATGATCGACCATTGGTCCTCGTTGACAGCGGTGCCGCCACCGCCGACGAACGGCCACGAGTTCTGCGCCATCACTGCCTTCTTTCCAGTTGTTCCAGACGCCGCACCAATTCGCGGATGCGGCGGTAGATCACGGGGCTCTTGATGTCGGCCAGGTCGGGGTCGCCGATCTGGGGGGTGATGACCAGCGCGTCGCTGGCGGTCAGGTTGATCTCGACCCCGGACACCACGTCGGTGTAGGACCCGCCGGGCATGTCCACGCTGACCTGGTCGCCCAGGCCGTAGTCGTAGCCGTAGCGCTGCGAGGCGGTGTCGACCGGCACCAGGTTGATCCCGGCGGTGACCGCGGCGTCGGCCAGGGTCTCGTCGCCCCGCTCGGCCAGGAGCGCGGTGTCGGAGGTGTCGCGGGCATCGCGGAAGACCTCGATGCGCCGCCGCCAGGTGGCCGACAGGGCATCGGCCGACCGCTCGACGAGCACCCGGGCGGTGCCCTCCCCGCCGCCTGCCACCAGCACATTCGTGGCCGTGGGGGCGGCGATGTTGGCGGTGGCCGAGACCAGCGTCCCGGCGGTCTGCGACAGCCGCACCCGGTCCGAACGGTCCACGGGCTGCCAGACCCGCAGGTGCCGGTCCTGCACCGCGCCGCCGGGCTGGACGAGTTCCAGGCCCAGGTTGTCGGTGGCCGCCACCTCGCCGAGCAGGGTCAGCAGGTTGTCGAACCGTGCGGACACGCTGCGCGGGGATCCGACCAGCAGGCCGGCGGACCGGCGGCCGTCCGGGTCGGCGTCGCACAGCCTACGGAAGGCCAGCCCGGCGTCGCCGCAGTTGTAGTCGACCAGGTCGCGCATCACCTTCTCGGCCGCGCCGGTGGTCGTCCAGTAGGCGTCCACGTCCTGGCTGGCCAGCGAGGATGTTGGGTTGGGCAGGACCAGGCGGTCGGCCAGAAGGGCGGTGTCATCCACGCCTTCCACCACGATCTCGGCGTCCTTGTCGCCGTTGCGGGTGACCGACTCGAACCGGGTGACCGGCCCCGACATGATCGGGGTGGTGGTCGACCAGGGCGCCCAGACCAGCACGCCGGACCCCTCGGTGAGCAGCGCGGCCTGCGGATGGTCGGCGGGCAGGGACAGCGACCAGGTGCCGGCCCGGCGGTGCCGCAGCACCATCTTCAGGGAGGTGAACACGTCGCAGATCCCGGTGACGTACAGGTCGGGGTCGCGGACCTCCACCCGCCAGCCGCTCACCATGCGGTCAGCCACTTCTGCGACCAGGTGACCTCGAGCACGGTGTCATCGGTGGCCCCGGTGATGTCCACGCCCACCTCGGTGACCCCGGGGGGGAAGGGCGCCAGGTCCGCTCCCGGTGTCAGCCGTCCCCAGGCCGGGGTGCCGTCCACGTCCACGCTCTGCGCGCCACGGGTGGTCGCCACGGTCAGGACCTCGCCTGCGCCCAGTGCCGAGGCGCACGACCAGCTGCGCCCGTCCACGTCGATGCTGATCGTGGAGGCCGGGCCGGTGACCGTCCACACCGGGTAGGTGTCGGCGTCGCCGGAGTTGTCCACGCTCAGGGTGCCGGCCACCTGCGAGTCGGACACCGCCATCGGCAGGAACGGGTCGCCGAGGAAGTCCACCGAGGCGCTGGCCACGTACAAGCTGGCGCTCGAGGCCTCCCCGGTCCAGAACGGGTCTGGGCAGCGCAGGGACAGGCCCAGGCGCCGCCATTGCATCGCCTCCGCAGCGGCCAGTGCCTGGCCCAGCGGGGCGGCCAGATAGCCGTCGATGCTGCGGGTACGCCCGTCGGGGTGGTTGACCGTGAGGGTGACCGCGCCACGCTTGGGGTCCAGCAGGCTGGCCAGATCCCGCACCGCCTCGCGCAGCTCGACGTTGTCGTCGGCCTGCAGGTGAAGCGGGATGAACACGTCGCGCGGGGCGTAGCGGGCATCCCGGAACAGTCCGCCGTCCCAGGTGGCCGGCTCGTCGACCAGCAGGCTCACCGGCGGATTGTCCAGGCCTTCAATGCCGCGCAGCACGTACCAGCCGTTGGTCCTGGTCAGCCACAGCTGCGTGCTGCCGCGGGTCAGGGACAGGCTGGGGAAGATCGCCTCGCCGTCGGTGGGGCGATCCGGCACCAGGATCGGCATCAGATCCCCCCGTAGAGTGCATCAGCGCGGCGCCAGGCGGCCAGGATCGCGTCCTCAGTGGTGGGCTGGGCCTCGTGGATCTCGAAGTGGAAGGAGTTCCCCCGCGACTTCGATGCCAGCGTGTCCCACTGCTCACCGGTGAGGATCGCCTCGGGCTTGCCGGTGCCGTTGTAGGTGGCGGTCCAGCCGGGCTGCAGCCAGCCGCCGGAGTCGTACTTCTTGCCCCCGGCGATCAACGCCCACGGGTAGGCCCAGCCTCGATATCCGGACCGGGCCGAGTCCAGGGACAGCTTCTCGACGATCGCCCGGCCGAAGTTGTTCATGAAGTTGCCCTTGCCATCGCCCACGGCGATGTGGCCGGCGGAGTTGCCCACCCCGGCGTCCCAGAACAGCAGCGACCCGCGCGGCGGATCCCCGTGGTTCATCAGCCCGGCGGCAGCCACCCCTCGGGTGGCGTCGATGGCACGCTGTGCGGTGGCGAAACCGTTGACCGTGAAGCCGAACTTCTGGCCGAGGGCCTGCAGCGCCAGGTTGACGTTGCGCAGACAGGTGCTCACGCCCACCCAGGTGCTGTCGTCTGCCATCCGCTCGAAGCGGGAGGCCAGCGCCTCCATCAGCGGGGTGGGGGCCAGCGACAACTCGTCGGCCCAGGACCGCACGCTTTCCAGCATGGTGCGGAACCCGGTCACGGCCAGACGCCCGCCGAAGGTGTCCCCGAAGGTGTTCTCCAGGTAGTCCATGGCCGGGTTGGCCACCAGGTTGATGGCCGCCCGGGCGCCCTTCTTGAACAGTTTGGACACCATGTCGCCGACGTTCGGGGGCTGCCAGTTGGTGTTCGCTGCGGCCAGCGTCGGGCCGGTGCCACGCCCGGCGTTGATCGCCTCGAGCAGGCCGCGGTGCTGGGCGGTGGCGCGGGCATTGACCACGTACTCGCCGTTGGACAGCCGGGCCAGCACGCTGTCCGAGGTGCCGGTGCCCGGCCCGCGGACCATGCCGCCGGTGGCGTATCCCTTGGGGATGGGCAGCAGCGGGATCTTGACGTTGTCGCCGAACTTGCTCAGCACGGACTCGTTCAGCTTGGTGATCACGTTGGTGTTCACCCACTTGAACGCCGTAGCGATCGGCTCGACGATGGCGTCCTTGATCTTGGCGAAGACGCTCCCCACCCTGTCCACCACCGTGCGGAACACGCCGACGAGTTTGGCCAGCGGCCCGTCCTCGGTCAGCCCGCCCTTATCGCCGATGCCCAGGGCGCTCTTGATGCCGTCCCAGATGGCCCGCACCGGGCGCAGGATCGCGTCCTTGACGTTCTGCCAGGCGGTCGACGCGCGCTCCTTGATGTCCGCCCAGGTGCTCGACAGCCAGTCCTTGACGTTGCCGACCACCGTGCGGATGACCTGCCAGGCCGCCCGGATCGGGTCGATGATGAACGCCTTGATGGCGTCCCAGGTGGTCTGCGTGGCCCACTTGATGGCCTTCCAGACCGCCTCGATGACAGCCTTGATGACCTTCACGTAGGTCACCACATAGGTCTTGATGTACTTCCAGGCCAGCTCGATGACCTTCTGCACGATCGGCCAGACGACCTCCACGGCCGCCTTGATCGCTTCCCAGACGCCCTGCAGGTAGCCCTTGATGAAGTCCCAGACGGCCACGGCCGCGGTCTTGATCGCCTCCCAGGAGGCCAGGACCACGTTGCGGAAGGTCTCATTCTTCTTGAACAGCAGCACCAGCCCTGCGACCAGACCGGCCACGGCCATCACAATCAGGCCGATCGGGTTGGCGGTCAGGGCCAGGTTCAGCGCCATCTGCGCAGCGGTCACCACACCTGAGATGAAGGCCCACGTCTTGTAGGCGGCCACCATCACGCCGATGATCCCGGCGATGGGGATCAGCACGTCCTTGTTCCGGATCAGCCAGCCCACGATCGCGGTCAGCGGGGGGAGCACGGTGTCGCGCAGCGTCGCCCCGAAGCGGGTCAGGGCCGGCATCCCGTCGCGGGTGAACCAGTCCCCGAAGGCCTGGATGGCCGGGACCACCTTTTCCTGGATGAACTGCGTCACCGACTGCATCACCGGCAGCAGGGCCTGCCCGATGGACGCCTTGGCATTCTTCCATTGGGCATTGGCGATCCGCTGCCGGTTGGCGAGGCTGTCAGAGGTGTTGGCGAAGTCCCCGGCGGTCTTGTTGGTGGACTTCATCAGCAGCGAGTAGCGGGCCTGGACCTTCTGGGCCTCGGTCATCTCGCCCTTGCCGTTCCAGATGCCCTTGGCCAGGGCGTGCGCCTGCACGGCCGCGGCCGACAGGTCGATCCCGTACTGGCGCAGGGGCTCGGTCTCCCCGGCCAGACCGGACTGGAACAGTTCCGCCGCCTGGCTCACGTCCAGGTTCATCACCGAGGCGAAGTCGGAGGCGCGGGTGGTGAGGTCGTCCATGGTGCCGACGACGTCCCCGCCCTTGCCGGCCACGGTCTGGGCGAAATTGGAGAAGCGCACGGCCAGGCCGTTGAACTCCGTCTTGGACAGGCCGAGGGCCTTCGCGGCGTTCTCGCCGAGGGCCATGATGCCCTTGGCGTTCTTGCCGAAGGTGACCTGGACGGCGTTCAGCGACTCGTTCAGGTTGGACGCCTCAGCCACGGAATCCTTGAGGACCTTCACCCCGACAGTGGCAAGTGCCGCCCCGGCGGCCACTGCGGCCACCTTTGCCGCCGAGCGCACCGCAGCCCCGACGGTCCGGTTGGCCTCGGACTGGAATCCATCCATGTCGGGACGGATCCGCACGTAGGCATTGCCCAGCAGTGTGGCCACCGGCTGGCTCCTTCCCGATCAGGTCACCCGGCCATGGCCAGGAATGAGGCGACTTCGGCGCGGCGCTGCTCACCACGCGCCACCGGCGGCGCCGGCTTGGCGTCGTCGTACATCTGTTGAATGCGCTCGGCGTTCTCCTCGGACTCGCACAAGATGCCCTCTATGAACGCGAGCAGAAGTGTCAGGTCCAGGTCGAGCAGGTGCTCGGCGCGGCCCGGGCCGATCAGCCCGGCCATGACTGCCCTCGCCTGGACGGTGTGCCAGTCGGCACCCGCCCAGCCGAGCAGGGCGAGGATCAGTCCGTAGGGCGTCCGATCGAGGCCGACAGGATGTGGGTCATGGCCTCCTCGAACAGCGCCTGATCGTTGCCGTCCGCGGGGGCGGCCTCGAAGTAGGCGGCCAGGAAGCGCTTGTGCTGCTCCTTGCCCAGGGCGTGCTCGATCAGTTGGTCGAGGACCCCGATGCTCTGCGGGTCGTCCTCGTCCACCCGGCCGAGCCGGGCGATCATCAACGACGGCGGCTTACGCAGCACTTCCCACGTCTGGTCGAACATCACGAAGGTGGCCGGCTCCCCGGCCACCTCCGCGATCTCGGCACCGAGGGCATCCTGCGGCGCCTGGGTGGCACTCATCAGATCGTGCCGCCGCTACGGCTGTCCTTGAAGATGACCTTGAACGCCTGCTTGCCGGACGGCTTCTCGGCGCGCATCTCCACCGGGATGGTGACCTTGTCCGCACCCTTGCGGCGGGCCACGGACACGTTACCGGCCTGGAAGCACTGCCGGAAGATCCAGCGCTCCTGCCCGTCCTCGGACTGGAAGACGATCATGACGCGCTCGGCGGCACCCGGGGCCGGGGGCTCGTAGGTGGTGACGCCGCCGGCGGTGTTCACCGTGCCGCCGTTGAGCGCCAGGGTGAGGTTGCGTGCGGTGTTCTCCGCCATCGCGAAGCTGATGGTGACCGTACGGCCGGCCATCACGTGCAGCACCGGGTCGATCTCCTCGGCCACCTCGACCGGGTCGGATGACACCTCGATCGAAATCTCGGAGCCCTCCTCGGTGTAGCCGATCTCCTTCCAGGCCGCGGCCAGGGCGGCGGTGACATCGGTCGGTTCGGTGGATCCCAGGGCGGCGACGTACAGGGTGCCCGCCCCCAGGCTGATGTTAGATGCGTTGCCCACGGCGGGGCTCCTTTCTGTAGTCCGACGACGGTCGCCGGAGTCTGAGGGGTGTTAGACGCTGGTCTGGTCGAGCGCAGCGCGCAGGTGCGGGCGGGGCGCCATCTTGGCGGTGCCCACCTCGGAGAACCACAGCACGAACCCGCCCTGGTCCCGGTCATAGCCGACATCGGCATATGCCGACTGGGAGTCCACGCCGGTCTCGGCGATGATCGCCTGCACCCGGCGGCTGGCCGGATAGTAGGCCGAGGCGTTGGACCGGGCCCGGTCGCGCACCGCGGTGGCGACCTCCTCGAGCATGTCGCGCATGGCGGCGTGCCGGGCCAGCTCCTCGAGCGCCCCGGCGTCCCAGTCGATGCCCGAGACGTTCTTCACCGTGGCCCCAGCCATAGACCCACGGTCAGGATGTAGCGGGGTCGGTCGGAGTCCGGGTCGGGCAGCCACGTGGGATTGCCCTCGATCCAGGCCCCGGCGCACCAGGTGGCAGAGTCGACCGCGCCGCGCACGCTCGGCCAGTAGGTCCGCACGGCGGTGGCCAGTTGGCCGGCGACGATCTGGTCGGTGGCCCAGCACTCGACCTGCAGGGATGCCCGCCACAGCTCCTGCTCAGCCTGCCCGCCGGGCAGCAGCGTCACCCGGATCGAGGCCGAGCCGGGCAGGTAGTCCGTCGAGATCCGCGTGGACGTCAGGGCGGTGACCGCGGGCAGGGTGCGCAGCAGGGCAATGGCCGCGGCGTCCGGGGTGGTGATCATGAGGCGTCCTGCACCAGGCGCACAGTGGCCTTCTCGTAGCCGCCGCCGTACACCCCGGACAGTTGCTCAGGGGCGCCCAGGACCTGGTAGGTGGCCCCGTCGATGGTCAGCGTGTCGGCGTCGGACAGCCCCGTCCCGGCGGGCAGGTAGACCGCCAGGGTGGACACCAGTAGCCCGTCGGTGTTCGGGTCGGGGGTGGTGGTGGCGGTGCGGACCAGCCGGCAGCGGGTGGCCCGCACGCTCGGGGTGCCGCCGGTGGGCCGGCCGAGGATGTCGGTGCCGGTGGAGGTGCCGGGGGTGCTGATCGTGACCGGGGTGGTCATGAGGCGCTCGGGCTGCACGGCTGCCTCCATTCGTCGATCAGGTCGCGCATCGCGTCGGGCTTGAACTTCGCGATGCGGTAGCGCAGGGCCAGCCGTTCGGTGGCCTGGTCCAGGTCGGCGGTGCGTGGCTGCGGCGGGTGCCACAGGTGCCACAGCGGGCCCGGCCGCTGCGCGGCGTAGTTGCCGGACAGGGTCCGGGCGGCGTTGCCGAGGGCGAAGTCCTCACCGCCCCAGCCGCGGAAGCGCGGGTCGAACGGCCCGCAGGCCACGGCCAGGTCGGTGCGCATCGCCACGATGCCGCCGCCGGGCAGACAGTCGTGGACCTCCTGGGCCAGGGTCCGCACCGGCGGGACCTCGGTGGTCACCGGGTCGGCGTCCAGGCAGGCCATGGTGGCCGCCTCGTCGAGCCGGTTCACCCGGCTGAACGGTGCCGCCCAGCCGACCTCGGCGGCCTGCCCGATCGCCCACTGCAGGGCTTCGACGGCCACGAATGAGTCGGCGTCGGCCAGGACCACCACGTCGGCGTCGGTCAGGCTCACAGCGGCGTTATAGGCGTCGGCCTTCGCCCACGGCCGCGCATCGGCCACGCACACCAGCGGCATCAGGCCGCGGGCTGCGTACCAGCCGGCCACCCACTGCCGGGAGGCGTAGCGGTAGTCGTCGTCGTCGACATGCCCGCCGATGATCACCTGTACCTTCACAGGCCCTCCAGCGGTGCGGGGTCGAAGATCAGGCGCTCGTCGTCGTGGCGGTAATACCAGTGATCCAGGAAGGCGTCGGTCAGGCTGCCCTGCGCGTCGGCCAGCCGGTCCCAGTCGCGCCAGTGCTGTCCGGTGGACTCCGGAAGGTCGGTCAGTGCAAGCGCGGCCGCGCCCTGCCGGGCCTTGTTCAAGTACTGCTGCGGGCTGCGCACCGGGAAGTGCCGGACCTCGAGTAGGTCCCAGATTGCACGGGGCATCCGTCGCTGCGGGTAGGTGGCCTGGTGGTTGCCCATCTCGATCACCAGGCCGGGCTCGAAGCGGGCAGCCACCTTGTGCAGGGGGGTGCGCTTGAGCATCCGGTGACCCATCGCCTGCTGCGGTGCGACGCCGACCGGGTCGGCGTCGGTGACCACGTGGTCGTAGATCCAGGCCGGTGCGACCCAGGCGTCGCAGGCGTTCAGCCGATCGGCGATCCGCCCGCCGCCGGGACAGATCCAGATCTCGTCGGCGTCGAACGGCACCACCCATTCGGCCTCGCGGGCCCGGGCGGCGTAGTCGGCCAGGGCACTCATCTTGCGGGACTGGTAGTAGGCCGGGTCCGGATCGTCGATCACCTCGCAGGGCAGCTCGTCGAGCAGCTCGCGGGTGCCGTCGGTCGACCCGTTGTCCGCGACGATCACGTGATCGACGTGGGCGGCAATATGCCGGATCGTCGTCTCGATGACGTCGGCCTCGTTCTTGACCATCGTCACCGCCACCACGGCCATCAGTAGACCGTCCCGGCCCGGTGGGCGCCGATGTGTCGCACCCACGGTCCGCTGCTGCGCGGGCCCCAGAAGCCGCAGGACGTCATCGGCTCGGCGGCGAACAGCTCCACCCCGAAGCGGCCCTCCGACTCCGAGCCCTCCGGCCAGTCGTGGGTCTGGATGAAGCGCAGCCGGGTCAGGTGCGGGTTGGTGGTGTAGAACCGGCGGTGCTGCAACCAGTGGTGAGTGCCGTCGGTGCGGTCCAGGTAGTCGTCGGGGTGCTGCTCGACGATGCCGCCGGCGGCCTGCTCGGCGCGGTTCCAGGGCTGGCGCAGCAGCGCCATCTGGGCCAGCGGCCGCAGCAGCATCACCGAGGCCATGGCGGTGAGGTCCACGTCACGCTCGAAGGTGAAGTCATCCTCAGTGGAGAAGACCCAGTCGGTGCGGCAGTTGGCCCGCAGCCACGACCAGGCCGAGCGGTAGGCCCCGGCGAAGCCGGAGCGGGTGCCGGTGGACACGATCGTCCAGCCCGGAAAGGCCCTGTACAGCCAGGCCGCGAAGTCCGGGTCGCCGGAGTCATCGTGGATCACCCGGGCGCCGATCGGGCCGTGGAGTCGGTCGAAGGTGGTGGCGGCCTGCTCGAGGTACTCGCGGCGGCCGTCGGTCATGACGATCAGGGTCAGCATGTCCAAGCGCGCTTTCGGTGGACGATATCCCCAATCAGCCTCTTGCTCGCGCCATACTTGCGGGCCAGTCGAGCGATGTCGCCGTACTCGCCGCGATACTCCGCCCGGATGACTTCGGCGTCACTTTGGCTGAGTGCGGCACGGGCGTTCCGGTGCCTCGACTTGCGGATGCAGTCGTAGACGTTGTCTTTCTGAGAGCCCGCGAACAGGTGGCCAGGGTTGACGCACCATGGGTTGTCGCAACTGTGGCAGACGACCATCCCACGGGGATCTTCGCCCTTCAGGTGCTCGTACGCCCAGCGATGCGCGAGCACCGTGACTGGCTTCGTGCGCTGCGCGTCGTAGTGCTCGCCATTCCAGAAACTGCCGTAGCCGTCTCTCGTGCGCTTCGCAGTCCACTCCCAACAGCCATCCTGACGCTTTACGACCTTGTCCATGAATCGCTCAAGTGTCGGTCGCCGCACGGTGACGCTCCTTCATCCAGTCCTCATGACTGCGCTTGATCGAAGCCATCAGGGCGTCCGGGTCACGAACCACGCGATTACGACTGCCAGGCCGCACACTCGCTCGGTACACAGCACCGGGGACGTGCTCGATGGTCGCTCCGATCAACCACGCGCGGCGAAAGAGACTGAAGTCTTCCCATGCTGGCTCTGGCCAGAATCCGCCGACATCCAAGGCCATCTCTCGGCGGATCGCGGTCCCGATGCAGCAAGGGTTCATGGAGTCCATGTCGCGGGTCGTCAGGTCGACTTGGCGCTCGAGTCCATCCGGCAGGATCTCCACCAGCGCCGGCGCCCGCAGATCCCCATGGGCCTGACCCAGCGCCTGCACGTAGCCCTCGCCGAGCTCGTCGTCGGCGTCCAGCACGATCACCCATTCGGTGCGTGCCGCACGGATCGCGGAGTTACGGGCATCGGCCAACGTGTCCTCATGACGGAAGACCACCGGCACGTCCTGGCGCACCGCCGACGGGATCGCCCGGTCATGTGCCAGGTCGATCCACTTGCGGTGCCCGTAGGTGCCGACGACTATGGTCACGTCCACAGTTGCCGCCTCCGGTTGAACAGCGCCCGATCGGTGCGCATCCGGGTACGCATCCGCAGGTAGGTGGCGTCCCATTCGGCCTTCTCGGCCATCGGGTGCAGATGCTCCACGACCGAGTCGTCGGCGTGCGCGTAGGCGCCGCGCTTGATCGCGGTGCCCACCAGCTCGTCGTCGCACCACTCGTGCAGGTAGTCCTCGCACAGCAGCCCGGGGCGGCCGTCGATCAGGCCACGGGCCACGTAGTCGCGGGCCACCAGGGTGTGCGTGGAGTGCTCGTGGGCGGTGCGCTCGTTGGCCAGATCACTGGTGCCGACCACCCGGACCTGCTCGTCGAGCAGGGCCTCGGCGGCCTCCAGCCAGCCGGGGAAGAAGTGCAGGTCGATCGCCCCGGTGAAGATCAGCGGCTCGTCGCTGGCATCCACCCCGGTATTGATCTTGTGGGCGTAGTCGCCTCTGGTGCGCGGCGGGGTGATCACGTGGTCCTCGCCATGCAACTCGTCGAGGACGTTGAAGTCGCCCGCGGTGACCACCCACAGGATCCGGGCCCGGTCGGTACTGGCGGCCAGCGACTCCCGAAGCCGGTCCATCAGGTGACCGCGGCCCAGCATCGGGACGATCACCACGCAGTCGGTCATGACTGGCGGATGGTGCCGGTGCTCGCCCGGTAGCGGTCCATGACCCGGCGCTCGAGGGCGCTGAAGTCCCCGTCGCCGTAGGTGACGTTGTAGTCGGCCAGGCGCTCGGAGGCGACCCCGCCGGGGTTGGACAGCATCGCCAGGGCGACCCGCTTCGCCACCGCCCGCAGCCCCGGGGGGACGTCGGGATAGCCGGCCGTATACGTCACCGTGGCCTCGTAGGCGGCAGGCTCGTCGACCAGCAGCTGGTAGCGGGAGGCGTCCCAGGACCACTCGTCGGCGGTCAGGGTCACCCCGTCGAGGACCACCGAGGTGATCGAGGTGACCGGGTGGGCGACCAGGCGCACCACCCCCACGGTGCCGTTCGGCTCCTGCTCGCGGGTCACGATGTCGGCCTGCACGGGCAGGGTGTGGGTGTAGG